TTGTCTAATACCCATAAGTTTTTCAACTATATCAGCACCTTTAGATGCAATATCTCTCTTTTTAGTTTCAGTAAATAAATTTTCTTCAGTAAATTCAAGACCTATAGCACCTCTTAATGCTTTATCTTTCATGAATATAGGATGTTTTAAACAAAACTGTATCCATGTAGATTTCATTAACATTTCTTCGAGAATAGAACGAATACGATTAATAAAATAATTAAATCTTATTTCTTCTCTAGCTATAGTATCGCCGCCTGTAGACCAACTACTTCCACCACCACCTTCATCACCACCTCCAGAAAATCTATCTTTAGGTATTTTTGTTTCAATAATAAATCTTTTCCAAAAATAATCTAACGCAGCGGTGTCTGATAAATTATATCCTGCTGGGGCCATAGAATCTATTTGTACTTCTGATCCATTTCCGGGTGAAGGAATAATATATTGTTTTGCAAATGAAAAATTAGGTGTTCCATTAATATTAACTTCACCACTATGATAATCAACAGTAATATCTTCTTTATACATACCTCTAAGTTGAGATAAACGGGTTCTTGCTTTAACTTCTGATTGAGTTCCAATAGGAACTATAATTTTCATACGATGTTGAGCATTAATAACGTTCCAAATAATACGTGAATTTTCCATTGTACGAAGCATATTAAATGCTCTAACAAGTCTTTCTACATATGATAAACGGGATATAAATTGTCCTCTAGCCCATGAGATATAAATTACATTTCCATCAAGTAATTCTCTTTGTTTTTCTGAATCCCCCTTAAACTGAATCCATACTCTATATTCATTACCTTCATCATCTATTCTTAAATCTGGTTCTAAACTACAAGGATCAAGTTCTTTAAACCCCAAAATATTTTTTGCCGGTTCATCTTCTATTCCATCAAAAATAATTTCAAATGCAAGAAAACCATCTATTAAAAATTTCTTAGCATAATGCCAACCATCATGACTATTATTAAATCCAAACGCATAATAAACTTTCTTAAAAGATTCATTTAAATCGTCTACAATTTCTTTTGCTTTATCAGCTTTAAGAACTGATTTAAGTTTTTGGGTGTTTGGATAGGCAAAAAAGTGTGAATCATCCAAAACTATTGTTTCATCTGCAATAACTTCTAAAACATGTTCTATTTCACCATTCATTGCAAATCTACGAAGAAAATCTCTTCTAGTAGGGTATTCTTTATCAAAAAATGCTATAAATTCTTTTTGTCCAACATCCATAGCAGCTGCCATATGTTGACCATAAAGACTATACATTGATTCATCCTGTGTTTCAGCAATACCAATGGATTTCGATTGTTTAATAAGTTTCGAATCCCATTTCATTCCAATAACGCTAAAATAACGTATATTTCGTTGAATAGTATCTAAAAAGGATCGGGGGCCTCTATCTAAATTACGTGGAAAAAATCCTGCCATAATATTGTTTTATTTATTTTATATATTTAATATGTTATAAAGTTTTGTTTTTATTATCCCAATACGTTTTATATATTAATTCTAAATTTATTCTTTTAAAAGACTGAATGGGATTAAAAAAGGGAATATAATTCCATTCTTCGTATTCTATCATTCTTAATTTACGTATATCTTTTAATGAATATGATCTATAGGCATAATTAAACATTGCATTTTGTGACCTATTAAAATACTCAAATAATTTAGGATTTTTTCCAGATAGAGCTGCTATTTTATATTCTATATTTACAGCAGGTTTATTATATTCTGTTAATTCTTCTACATTTTCTAAAAATTTTCTATAATACTGAAAATATGCCTCAAAAAACTTTAAACGTTCTTTTGGTGGTAACATGTTTAAATTCAATCCTTTTATTAATCTTTTATCTAAATTAATAGATGTACAAAATAACATTGGAACAAAATCATGAAAATTAATAGTTTTACCTGTTTTTAAATTATAAAGTTCATTTAAATTAGTTTGATTAATATACAGAAATGTATAAACCATTCCATGAAATGGAACTTTACGAAATTTATTTAAAACAGATTCTTGATCAGTAGATTCAACTTCTATTAATTTTTGAGATCCCTTTAATTCATATTTTAAATAATTCTCAAACAAACGAGTATATGCGACATGCTCAATGTCGTCTATATTTCTATATTGATTATATGTAAGAATTGGAGATTGCATTATTTATCGTTACCGGCCCAAAATCGACCAATTAATTTTGAAAGAGTTTCTTCAGTAAAAATATAAAATTTAGAATTATTTTTTTCTGCCCAAGCAGTTAATGCAGCAAATTTTGCTTCATTAATAAGATATTCTTTTGCTTGAATATTAAATCTTCTTTGTTCTTTAAGACCAGCATTTATATCTGGTGGTATTGGCTTTTTTAATTTATTAGATGGTTTAATTTCAATAAACATTTTTTGTTTATTGCCTTCACCTTTATCCACCTCAATCCAAAAATCAGTATTATAATTTTTAATAACCCAATTTTTTGGATTATTAGGATCTAATCCTTGACGTCTACATTCCTCAAGTTTTGATACTCTATCATAATATGGAATTTTAATAGGTTCAGATGACCATCTAAGAATAGAAGGAGAAAAATCACACCATCTGCAAAAACTATGTTCCCATGAACTACGATATATTACAAGCGTAGGATCCCCTATATATTTTTCTGGGTGTTGAACTTTATAATATCCCTGAAGAGTTTGACCTTTTTTTAATTTACCATTTTCGTCAAAAACATTTCTATTAGGTTTATGCCACTGTTTATATCCAGAATTGTGGGCCATTTTTATATATTATATACGTTATTATCCGATACACTTATTTTTTTAGATTTTGGAAAATTTCCATGTAATTTTCTCCACCCTTTAGCAAATCCATTTTTAATCATTTGTGTAAAATAAGCAAAAGCATTTTCCGATTTCTCTGGATTGTATGCCCGCCAATACATATAACAATCTAAAATTGCAAATGCAATACAATCTTCACGATCTTGTGGATATACGTAATTTAATTTAGTTGAAAATTTTTTGGCCATTAATTGAAACATTTCAATTGCTTCTATAGATAGTTTATCATTTTCTTTGCATTTAATAATCTCATTTCGAAGATCAGCATTCTTTACATGATGTACTGCCATAATTAAAATTTTATTAATTTTTAATTTTATATGAAAAAAAACGTAATAAGTTTTATCACGTTGCTTTAAATTATTAAATCTTAGTGTTTAATCTTCCTCATCTTCCTCAAAAATTATATTCACATCCGTATTCTTCTAAATCCTTTTTAGTAGCTTTTCTTTCATGTTTGTTATAAATATCCCAAAAAATATTCTTCGTCATTTTTAAAAATTTAGATACAGATTTTTTAATACTAAAATCCCATTTTATTTTATTCATTCCATCTATTGAAAAACAAACTATTTCTGCTTGATCGGAAGTTTTTTTCCATATGAATTCTAATTCAAAGAAATCTGACATTCCATATCCATCCATATTGACTTTAATTGTATAAACGCCATTCTCATCCAATTCTTCCCATTCGTCAAAGTGTCCCATTTCAGCGGGCGTTATTTGACATATTTCTAAAAAAAGTTTTTTAATATAAGGCTTAAGTAAATATTCTAAACCAATACCCATATCGTCAATTGGATCAGAATCTTTAGAAAATTTTTCATATATAAATTTTGCTCTCATAGATTTATTATTTTTTATATATGCCAGTCATATCTTTAAGCTCTTTTACCTGTTGTTCTTGTACTTTAAGAGCTTCATCAATTAGAGGAATTTTTTTATCCAAAAAGATTTGAAGGCTATCAAATCTTTCATAAACAATTTCAACTTTATTTTGTATACTAGGCTTAATTACAAAAAAATCAAATGTTATATAAACAAAAATAATTGAAATTATTATTGATACTATAATAGCATTAATATTATATTTTTTCTTCATTATTGTTCATTTTTTATTATCTTTTTGGCGCTTATATTAAATTCTGGTTCTATTTTTTCTAATGTTGGTTGATATGCTCTAGAAATTTTGTTAAACGATTGGTTTAAAATATCCATTTTATCAAGTAAATCTTGATTTCCTTGTCCTGAATTACGTATTAAAATATCAAATTTTGTATTAACGTTATCATTTAATTCAGATATTAATATATAAATATTTCGTATATCATTTATAACTTGTTCATTATATTCAGTCTGAAGAGTTGCAAATTCCTCAAATTTTTCAACTAATTGGTGGGTTGTACTAATACTTAATTCTATTTTTTGAATTTCCTTTAAATTTAAAGTATCAGCCTTTTTAGCAAACAAAAAATATGAACCAGCAACAATAATGGCAACAAATAATAAGTATTTTAGGGGCGTGGGCATTTTCTCCCAAAATCTATTTAAATCAAAGGGTTTTGTGTTAACAATTAATCCCATATTTTAATTATTTTAAACTGCTAGCGTTCTTAAACTAGATCTTGGTAAGGTTTGCATTTCTTGTGTACCATCAGGTAAAACTTTTATAATCTTAACTGCATCGGCATCACCTATAGCATTAGAATAATCAATGGCATTTAAAAGTATATTTTCAACAACCTCTTCGGTTATTTCATCAATAATAACTCCGGGAATATAATTATCTTCTCCGGCAAAATCGTTTAAATTTTCAAAAATTCTAATTCGAGATTTTATTACAAACGTAGAACTACCTTCAATTAAAATTGGTATAAGTTGTTCATTTGTTGCATTTTCCCATAAACTATATTTAACAAAACAATCATTTACTTTAATAGGGGTGCTATCCATGAAAATTCCGCACTTAACATATTGTTCAAATAATAGTTTTTGTGTTTGTTCATCAAATTTCATAGGAGGCTGAACCAATATTTCAGGTTTTTTATTAAATTCTTTAAGATCCTTTGGATCTACTAAGAAAGTATTTCCCTGAACTTGTACAATCATTTTTCCACCAATTTCTCCAGTAACATATCCACGATCGCCATCTATATGAACCTTATCTAAAATTTGTACAGATTCATCGATTACATTTGTACGTAAATTTTCTATTTTAGATAAAAGTTCTTTGGCTTCTGGATTATCAATTTCAAATAGTGTATTGAATAAAATTTCTAATTCGGGTACTGTTAAATTTAAATTCATAATTTTATTTTTTTGTTCGTTTTAAAAATACTTTTTTAATTTTTTTGGGCTCATCTAAATCATTAGGATTTTTATCTTTATTGAAATTAGTTCTTTCAAGGTTTGTACTTGGAGGTTCAACTCCTTCTTCTTTTGATTTAACTGGTTCTTCTGCTTTTTCTTCTCCTTCTGCACTAGGTTCTACTGGTTCTCCGAGATCTAATTCTGCAGTATCACCTGTACCATCAGCACCTAATTCTCCGGTATCTCCTACGTTTATATCAGCACCTTCTTCTCCTGGTAATCCTTCAACTTCGCCTTCAACATCTTCACCTTCAGGAGATT